CGCTGGTGCTCGGCATCACGACGGCCGGAGTGAAGTCAGACAACACTGGTCAGGACTCAACGTGCTACCGGCTGTTTCAGTACGGCGCGAGGATCGCTCGAGGCGAGGTCGACGACCCTAGTTTCTTCATGGCTTGGTGGCAGTCGAAGGATGATGCCGATCATCGTTCGCCGGCGTCGTGGAAGGCAGCGAACCCGGGTTTCGGTGATCTGCAGGATCCGGAAGATTTCGACTCTGCTGTGAAGCGGACTCCGGAGAATGAGTTCCGCACGAAGCGCATGAATCAGTGGGTGAACGCTCAGACGGCGTGGCTGCCGACTGGAGCGTGGGACGCTCTCGAGCAGGCTGAGCAGCCGAATGCTGACGTGCCGGTCGTGCTGTTCGTCGATGGTTCGTTCTCTGGTGACTCGACTTTCATCGCTGGCTGCACTGTCGAGGAAAAGCCGCGGATCTTCAAGGTCGCAGCGTGGGAGAAGCAGCCGGAAGATACCGACGAGTGGCGAGTCGATATCGCCGAGGTCGAGGCCACCGTAATCGAGGCATGCAAGCGGTGGAACGTTGTCGAGGTTCCGTTCGACCCGTTCCGCTGGCAAAGGTCGATGCAGTCACTGGCCGATGCTGGCCTTCCGATCGTGGAGTATCCGACTAGTTCGCCGGCTCGCATGGTGCCGAGCTGCGCGAAGTTCTATGACGCTGTCATGAGCGGCGGCATCACTCACGATCACGATCCGCAACTATCTCGGCATCTGCAGCAGGCAGTCGTGAAGACTGACCGGCTGGGGCCGCGGATCGTGAAAGAATCCAGAAACAGTCCACGGAAGATCGACGGCGCTGTGTGCGCTGTTGGCGCTTTCGATCGGGCTACCAGTTACCGGGAAGCCGCGCCGATGGCGGCTCCGCAATTTTTCGCTTAGGAGTTGGCATGGCGGGTGTGCTGCAATTGTTGGGCGCTGCAGCGATCACGACTGGCGCTGCGTTGCTGGCTCCGGCGGCCGGGTTCGCTGTCGGCGGTATTTTCCTTGTGCTGATCGGCGTCGCGATCGAGAGGGCTAAGAGTGCTGAATAATCTTTTCTCTTCCGGCGCTGAGCGGCGAGCAATCACGTTTCAGAAACTGTTCGAGATCGGTAAGGATGTTCCTTCCGGCACTCGAGCGGGTGTCCTCATCAATGAGGAGAACAGTCTCAAGATCGGGCCGGTCTACGCTGCTATCAGGTTGATCTCGGATTCGATATCGACTCTGCCGATGGATACTTTCTTCCGGCAGGACGGCGAGCGTTTACCGTTCCGGCCTCGACCTATGTGGGTCGACAATCCGGAGCCGGACGCTAGTCAGCAGCGGTCGGATCACTATCAGGCTTTGCTGGTTTCGCTGCTGGTCGACGGTAACGCGTTCACGCGGATCATTCGTGACGATCGAGGCGACATCGTTGCTTTGCACGTCATGGATCCCAGGCGCGTCGACGTCGTGCGGAACAGTGACGGAGCGATTGAGTTCCTGATCGATAACGGCCGCCGCCGCTTGTCGGAGATGGAAATCGTTCATATCACGGAGCTTCGGCAGCCGGGATCTCTGCGAGGCACGTCCCGCATTAAGGAGCTGCGCGAGACTCTGGGCCTGACGAAGGCTCTCGAGGAGTTCGCGGCGGCTTTCTTCGGTTCTGGGTCGACAACAAGCGGCATCATTGAGGTTCCTCAGGAGCTGACCGCGGAGCAGGCTCAAGCGCTGCAAGAATCATGGGAACGTGGTCACAAAGGTTACCGAAAGGCGCATCGGCCGGGCATCTTGTCGGCTGGCGCGAAATACACGCAGACAAGCGTCGACCCTTCGGACGCGCAAGCCTTGGAGTCTCGAGAGTTCGCGGTCGAGGAAGTCGCTCGAATTTTCCGGATCCCGGTTCATATGCTGCAGTCGACCCGCGCCGGCGCGATGTCATACGCGAGTGTTGAGGAGTCAAGCCGCCAGTTCGTGACGTACACGCTTCTTCCGTATATCGCGAAGATCGAAGGCGCGTACTCGCGGCTGCTGCCGGGAGAAGCGTTCATCCGCTTCAACGTCGACGGCCTACTCAGGGCAAGTCTGCAGGATCGGTATTCGGCGTACAGCGTAGGCATGCAGGCAGGCTTCTTGTCGATCAATGACATTCACCGGCTCGAGGATCTGCGGCCCGTTCGTGACGGCGGCGACGAATACCGAGTGCCCTTGGCGAACGTGAACCTTGGCGCGGCGAACGTCGTCGAGCTCGAGAAGCGCGTCGATATGGCGACGAAGCTTGTTCAGGTCGGCTACGACCCGACTGCTGCCGCGCAGGCGGTAGGCCTCGACCGGATCGAGCACACTGGCCTGCCGACTGTGCAGCTGCAGAACGCGGCCCAGGCGGCTGAGTCTCCAGCGGATCCGTCGAGCGTCTACCAGGTTCGCGGCTACTCTGCACAGGAATTCGCTGAGGCGATAGTGGACGCGATACATCAGACGACCGAAGAATAATTGGTGGAGATTTCGTGAGCATGACTTCTGAGAACGTGACCATCGGCACTGCTGCTGAGCGCATAGTTGACGCGTCTATCAATCCACAGCATGTCACTCTTCACAATATGACTAAGGCAGGCAACAAATATATTCACTATGGCCCTAACTCCTCGATCACTACATCGAACAGCATCCATATCGATCCAGGCGAAACACTGAAGCTAACGCTTATGCCTAATGAGGAGCTGTGGGCGATCGCTGCAGAAAACCTTGATCTCGGAGTGCTGACGCAGAAGCAGGGCGTCTGATGCCTTATTTCGTTACGGAACGCGATGAGGTCGACGGTTGCGCGGGTTATGCGACCGTGAAAGATGACGGCGAGATTCTGGGCTGTCACGACACGAAGCAAGCCGCCATCGATCAGATGATCGCTCTATCAATCGCTGAAGATATGGAGCCCGGCGGAGACTACGCGGATCGCGCAGCTCCCGACGCGCTAGCCGTCGGCGATTTCGTATCGTGGAACAGCAGCGGCGGACGAGCCCGCGGCCAGGTCGAGCGCATCGAGCGCGACGGATCCGTAGACGTTCCCGATACCGAGTTCAGCATCGAGGGCACCGAAGACGACCCGGCCGCTCTGATTCGTGTCTGGCGTTTAGGCGATGACGGCTGGGCTCCAAGCGGCGTGCTCGTCGGCCATAAGTTCAGCACGCTAACGAAGATCGACCCGCTGCCCGAAGCTGAAGATCGAGATCTACCGGACAACTACCGGCCGGCCCTCGAGGACGACGTGCCCGAAGGCCGAGCATGCGGTAACTGCTTCTTCTACGACGAGAGCATGATCCAGGACGATATGGCCTTCTGCCGCCGCTGGGAGGAGTACGTCCGCGGCGATCATTACTGCAACGCGTGGCGATCCCGTGAGGACGAGGATCGAGCGGAGAACATTCCGCAATACATCCGACGCGCTGCCGCTCGAGGACTCGAGCTGAACCGTGAAGGCTTCGGCGGCGACGGCCTGACAGAAGGCACGCTGCGGGACGCTCGAGCTATGGCTCGCGGCCAAATGTCAGATGACAAAGTCGTCAGGGCGAACGCGTGGGCCGCTCGGCACGCTGTCGATCTGGAAGCTGAGCAGAACAGCAACCCGGACGCTGACGGCTGGCCAGGGCCAGGAGCTGTCGCGCATTACCTATGGGGAATCGATCCGCTAGACCCAAAGCCGGCGAGGCGCTGGCTAGAAAGAGAAGTCGCACGAATCCGCGGCGAAAGGATGATGATGGATAACGTCGAGATTAGGACGTTCGACGCGAGTATCTGTGAGATGCGAGCTGCGGAAGACGGCGACGGGATGACGTTCGGCGGTTACGCCTGGCGCTACAACGCAACCGAGCCTGCCGCTGCCTTTCACGGAGCGAATCGCTCCGGGAGCGTTTACGCGTACCCTCAAATCCAAGAACGATATCCGCGCTTATGTAAATCACGACGACACTCGCCTGCTGGGTTCGACTCGCGCTAAGACTCTGCGCATCGAGGATCGAGCCGACGGCGGCTACGTCGAGATCGATCTGCCGAACACGACCGACGGACGCGACATCCGCGAGCTGGTCGCTCGTGGGGATATCCAAGGCATGAGCTTCGGCTTCTCGACTGTCCGCGATTCATGGTCAGATGACGGCGCGGAGCGCACACTCGACGAGGTTCGCCTGCACGAAGTGTCCGTTGTGACTGCTGTTCCTGCTTACCCGCAGACGACCGCGAGTGTTCGGAATCTTCGCGTCATCGCGAAGCGCACCGCAACCGACGTTGACCAGCTCGCCGACGCGATCTCAGCCCTCGAGGCAGGAGACATCAGCGACGACCAGGCCGACATTCTGCGGAAGGTCGTCGACCGGGCGTCAGGCATCATCGCCGACCCGGAAGAAGAAGCCGCCTCGTCGGCACCGATCTCGCTGCTGATGAAGCAGCTCGACCTACTCGGCAAGACTCTCTAAACCTGCCTCGGGCGTGCCAGGCTAGAGGATAAATCTAAAGCACTGCTTTAGATAAGTCCTAACTCCGGTTCGATTCCGGACACGTCCACACGCGATCACGTCGGAGCCGACGGATCGTGCCGACAGCGGAGCCGCTGCGGATCCTGTAAATAAATCAGACACTCTCTAAGGAGAAGAACATGGAGTACCTGAAGCGCCAAATCGAGGCGCGGCAGCAGGCTTGGCATGCGGCTAAGGCTCTGCTCGACGGTGCGGCCGCGGAAGCTCGCGATCTCACCGCTGAAGAAGAGCAGTCCTACTCGCGCATGATGGCCGATATTGATGAGCGCAGCCAGAAGATCGAAGATCTGCAGGCTGCCGAGCAGCGGTCGAAGGACATCGAGGCATCTTTGGTCGATGCTCCTGAGGTTCGCGAGATGCGCGAAGTCCGTCCGGCTGGTGAGCAAGACGTCATGGCACAGTTGCTGCGCGGCGAGATCCGTTCGCACAGCTTCGAGCGTCGCGATCTGAACACCAGCGACGACTCCGCGATCGTGCCTCAGACGTTCTACGACG